GGAGATGTTACTAGAGCCAGCTACGGGTACGGGCTAACATCTCATTCTACAATTCAAACAGGCGACGGGTTGAATGTTTACAATCCAGGAAACCTTACCTACGGCCTAAAGCAAGCCGCTAGTTTTGCAGATCCCCGCGATTTTGGAGGCATGACAAAAGAGGAATCACAAGAATTTTTAGAAGAATTTGGCCACATCCATCGGGATAGTATTAAAGAAAGAATGGTAGACGGAAAAATATACCCCTCCAGATTAATGCAATATGTGGGAGATTTACCAGCATTGCGAAAACAATATAGACAAGCTGCGAAGGCTGCCCCTTACAAACCTGTAACTTTAAAACCAAAACCAATTCAGTTGAGTTCTCCAAAGCCAACGGCACAATTGCCAACTAATATATCAAATTTTTTTAATAGAAATAAATAATTTAATTTAATAAAATGAAAAAGCTAGTTTTTATTTTAGCTTTTCTTTGCTTAAGCATTACCAATGCTCAAGATGAACTTTCTATATCAAATTACTTTAAAATACCAGAAAGTTATAAAAGAATAGTTACAACGGATTACCATAAATGGTTAATCAATAAAGAGATAAAAATAGAGGAAGTGCTAACTTATGATGGTTATGCTGTATATGGGCTGGGTAATTATTATGCGGCAAAGTTTGATTACAGCATTGGTAAAAGAGATTTACATCAGTGCGCAGATGCAGCAATGTACTTTAGGGCTTGGTACCATTTTGATAAAGGTAATGTAGATAAAATAGTATTTACATTCACAGATGGAACAAGGTATAGCTATAGCGAGTTTTTAAAACAAAAAAAGCTAAGCAACACATTTAAAAGCTTTAATAAATATATGGCCGTTATATGGTCTTATGCTGGAACGTGGTCGATAAATAAGTATGACACAAAACATGTAACTATAAATGATATGTCCGCTGGTGATATATTTGTTATAGGCGGATTTCCAGGTCACGCAGTAACTATTGTAGATGTAATAGAAAACGAATGTGGGGATAAAAAAATAATGATATCGCAAAGCTTTATGCCGGCGCAAGATCATCATATATTAATAAATACCGAAAATAATACAGTTTGGTTTAATATAGATGAAGTGCCTAATATAGGTTTTTGGTTTACAGAAAACAATTTAAAAAGATTTAAAATATAATGAAAAAAATTTGGCAGTGGCTTACTGGTTCTGTTATAAAAGAGGTTGGTGAAGTTTTAGATAACTTAACTACAACTAAAGAGGAAAAATTAGAGGCGCAACGCCTTATAACAGAAATACTAGAAAAAGCAGATAAAGAAGCACAAGAGCAGGTTACAGCAAGATGGCAGGCGGATATGGCTTCTGATTCTAAGTTGTCTAAAAATATAAGACCATTAGTATTAACATATTTGACTGTTATATTTACAGTTTGTGCGTTTTTTGATGGCAATATAGGTGAGTTTAGCATTGCTGAAGAATATATACCTATATTTCAAACACTTTTAGTTACAGTGTATGGGGCCTATTTTGTAGGTCGTAGCTGGGAGAAAGCAAAATCCATGCAATCAAAATAATTAACTTAAATTAAATTAAATGACAAAAATTAAAGATAAGCAATTAACTAAAATACGCGAGCAGCAAAATAAACTAAATGAACTATTAAATCAAGTAGGTTATTTAGAAGCCCAAAAGCACGGGGTGCTGCATGAGTTTGCAAATGTTAGTAAAAAAGTAGAGGATTATAAAAAAGAACTTGAAGCTGAATACGGCCAAGTAAATATTAATCTTGAGACTGGAGAATACACAGAGCTAAATAAAGATGGACAATAATATAAGAAAAATCAGTATTGGCTCTGATTATAAAAACGACGCAATGCACTATTCTGTAGGGCAGCAGGTTTATGGCGGGCACGAAATATCAAATATATTATTTGACAATACTGACAACTCTTACAACATATATATAAAAAAACAAAACGAGGTGTTGCCATGGAAAAAGTTTAATCAAAACATGGCAATATCCGTTGAGTATGATTTAGAGTATTAATGGAAAGCCTGTATAGTTTTATTGTTAAACCCGCAGAGGATAGATACAATAACAAGAAAAAAGTTGGCGACAATGATTTAATATTGAATACCAATATAGAGTCCTTTCGCTATATAAGCAAAGAAGCTATTGTTGTTGCTACACCTAAAGCTTTTAAAACAAATATAGAGCCAGGTGATAAAGTCATTATACATCATAACATATTTAGAAGATATTATGATATTAAAGGCAGAGAAAAAAATGGTAGTACATATTTTAAAAATGATTTGTATTTTGTTAATATGGATCAAGTTTATATGTATAAAAAAGATAAAACCTGGTACACAAATTTAGAATATTGTTTTATAAAACCTATTAAAGAAGACGCTATGTTTTCAATTAATTTTGAGAAGCCCCTAGTTGGTATATTAAAATATGGAAATAAGACGTTAGAAGCGCTTAAAATAAGCCCGGGGGACTTAATTGGGTTTACACCCTTTGGCGAGTTTGAGTTTATTATAGACAACGAGCGCTTATATTGTATGAAATCAAATGACATTGTAATTAAATATGACCGTAAAGGAAACGAAAAAGAGTATAATCCAAGCTGGGCGGCGCGCGGTTAGCGAACTTATAAAAGTTGCAGAAGAAAAAATTATCACTAATACTGAAGATGATGTTTCGGCTGACCGACTTAAAAATGCAGCAGCTACCAAAAAGCTAGCTATATTCGATGCCTTTGAAATTTTAAATCGCATAGAAGAAGAGCAAGCTATGCTTGATGGAAAAGAAAATAATACACGAGCAAGTTCATTTAAAGGTTTTGCAGAAGGTAGATCACAATGATATACGAGCAAACATTATATAAGGTTTTACCTGATCACATTAAAAAAAGCGTGATTAAGAAAAACAACCGTTATAAAAAATGGAAATATGGCTATAACAAAGAATATGACGTTGTAGTAATAAGCAAAACCGGACAGATAGGTGAAATATATGAAATACAAAACCTAAAAATAGCGCTGCCTAAAGAAACAAGCGTGCACACTTTTAAAGCAGACAAATGGGGTAGATTAGATTACCCTAAAGAGTTGCAAAAAATTAAAAGTGTATTTGAATGGAACACGAAGCCTGAGTATTTCAAAGATAAATATTATGACTACATTGATCAAGAATTTAATCGCAGATCGCAGGGATTTTGGTTCTATAATAAGGGCTTGGCTACTTACATCACTGGCACTCACTTTATGTACCTGCAGTGGAGTAAAATTGATGTTGGGGCAGCAGACTTTAGGGAGTCAAACAGACTATTCTTCATATTCTGGGAAGCTTGCAAAGCAGACACAAGATGCTATGGCATGTGCTATCTCAAAAACAGACGGTCTGGCTTTAGCTTCATGGCGTCAGGAGAAACTGTCAACCTTGCGACAATATCTAGTGACTCAAGATTCGGTATATTATCAAAATCAGGAGCGGATGCTAAAAAAATGTTTACCGACAAGGTAGTACCTATATCAGTAAATTACCCTTTCTTTTTTAAACCAATACAAGACGGTATGGACCGTCCAAAAACAGAATTAGCATATAGGGTTCCTGCTTCAAAACTAACTAGAAGAAAACTTGATCAAGGTGAAAACCCAGAAGAGCTTGAGGGGTTAGACACAACTATTGACTGGAAAAATACAGGTGATAACAGCTATGATGGTGAAAAATTAAAACTATTAGTTCACGATGAAAGCGGTAAATGGGAGAGACCTGACAACATATTAAATAACTGGCGCGTAACAAAAACGTGTTTACGTTTAGGATCCAGGATCGTAGGCAAGTGTATGATGGGCTCAACATCTAACTCTTTAGACAAAGGAGGAGGAAATTTTAAAAAACTATATTACGCTTCAGATGTTACAAAAAGAAACCGCAATGGACAGACTAGCTCGGGACTATATAGTTTGTTCATACCTATGGAATGGAACTACGAAGGATTCATTAACTCTTATGGGATACCTGTATTCAACACACCGGAAAAGCCCATTCAAGGCCCTTACGGAGAGTCGATAGATCAGGGGGTTATTGAGCATTGGCAAAATGAAGTTGACGGCCTTAAAAGTGATCAAGATGGACTGAATGAATATTATCGTCAATTCCCAAGAACTGAGCAGCATGCTTTTAGAGATGAGGCTAAAGAGTCTTTGTTTAATCTAACCAAAATATATCAGCAAATAGATTACAACGAAGATTTAAGAAACTCTAGCGTTGTAACGCGCGGAAGCTTTTATTGGGAAAACGGTATTCAAGACACAAGAGTAATATTTTCACCTAATAAAGATGGAAGATTTTTAATATCTTGGATTCCTAATAAAAACCAACAAAACCGTGTAATAATAAAAAATGGTATAAAATATCCAGGCAATGAACATATGGGTGCGTTTGGCTGTGATAGTTATGATATATCAGGAACGACTGATGGCAAAGGATCTAAGGGATCTTTGCATGGCTTAACTAAGTTTAGCCTAGAAGATGCTCCGGCTAATACGTTTTTTTTAGAATATATTTCAAGACCACAGACGGCTGAAATATTTTTTGAAGACGTACTTATGGCTTTAGTGTTTTATGGCATGCCAATATTAGCTGAAAATAATAAGCCTCGATTATTATATTATTTAAAAAGAAGGGGTTATAGAGGATTTTCAATGAACCGCCCAGATAAGCTTTTAAATAAGCTTTCGGTTACAGAAAAAGAAATAGGCGGAATGCCCAACTCAAGTGAAGATATTAAACAGGCCCATGCAGCCGCTATTGAAAGTTATATAGAAAATCATGTAGGCTTATTGAGTGATAACACTTACGGAACTACATATTTTCAAAACACATTAGAAGATTGGGGTAAATTTAATATTAACAACAGAACTAAGCACGATGCTTCTATTAGCTCAGGCTTAGCTATAATGGCTTGTAATAAAAACAAATATAGCCCCAGGGCGGAAAAAATAATAAAATCGCATACTTTAAGTATTAAAAAGTATGATAATAAAGGATACAGTTCAAAAATAATATAAATGGTATATAGTAGCTACAATAGTTCATTTCCCGACCAGGTGGTACCCGCGGTGGAAAAGCTAAATTTAGAATACGGCGCAGCTGTAGGCAGAGCTATCGAAAACGAATGGTTTAGAAATAACCGAGGTAATGATAGGTTTACAGCTAACTTTCAAAATTTTCACAGGCTAAAACTATACGCCAGAGGAGAGCAGCCTATACAAAAATACAAAGATGAGTTGGCAATTAACGGTGATTTATCTTATTTAAATTTAGATTGGAAACCAATTCCCGTGATAGCTAAGTTTGTTGACATTGTTGTAAATGGAATGTCGCAAAGAAGTTATGAAATAAAGGCATTTGCTCAGGACCCTGAGTCTTTAAAGAAAAGAACAGATTATGCTGAGCGCTTGCAACGCGATATGACAGCAAAAGATTTTTTAGATAATGTAGAAAGTACATTGGGGCTAAATTTATATTCAACAAACAAAGAGCAACTCCCCAACGATGTAAACGAGCTTTCACTAAAAATGCAGCTTGAGTTTAAAGAATCTGTAGAAATAGCCGAAGAAGAAGCTATTAATACGATATTAGATAAAAATAGATACGACGAGCTGCGAAAGCGGGTTCTTTATGATTTAGTTGTTACTGGCATTGGTGCTACAAAAACAAATTTTAACCCTTCTGACGGTGTAAAGGTTGAATATGTTGACCCGGCTAGTATGGTGTATTCTTATACGGAAGACCCAAACTTTGAAGATTTATATTATGTTGGTGAAGTTAAAACAATATCATTAGCAGAAGTTAAAAAACAATTTCCGTATTTATCAGATCAAGAGTTATCTGAAATACAAAAGTGGGGCAGCAGTCCTAATAATCATTTAAGAAATTATTACGGGGCTGGAACAGACGACAACCAAATTAATATTTTATTTTTTGAATACAAAACATATAACGATCAAGTATTTAAAATTAAAAGAAATGATGCTGGCCTAGAAAAAGCCTTAGAAAAGCCAGATACATTTAACCCGCCTGAAAATGATAACTTTGAAAGAGTGGGCCGAAGCATAGAGGTTTTATATTCCGGGGCTAAAGTACTGGGCTACAATAAAATGCTCAAATGGGATTTAGCAGAAAATATGACTCGCCCATTTGCTGATACAACTAAAATAAAAATGAATTATTCAATTTGTGCGCCAAGAATGTACAAAGGTAGAATAGATTCTTTGGTAAATAGAATAACTGGATTTGCTGATATGATTCAAATAACACATTTGAAAATGCAGCAAGTTATTAGTAGGGTGGTGCCCGACGGTGTTTATCTTGATGTTGATGGCTTAGCCGAAGTTGACTTAGGAAACGGAACAAATTATAACCCAGCGGAAGCACTTAATATGTACTTCCAGACCGGTAGTATTGTGGGCAGGAGCCTAACACAAGATGGCGATATTAATAGGGGTAAAGTACCAATTCAAGAATTACAGTCGTCTAATGGTATGAGTAAACTTTCGGCTTTAATATCTACATATCAGTATTATTTACAAATGATTCGTGACGTAACCGGCTTAAATGAAGCAAGAGACGGTAGTACACCGGATAAAAATGCTTTGGTGGGATTACAAAAAATAGCAGCGGCTAATTCTAATACAGCTACAAGGCACATATTACAGGCTCAATTGTTTATTACGTTATCAACGTGTGAAAATATTGCGCTTCGATTAGCAGACGCTTTAGCGTACCCACTAACAGCGGAATCTTTAAAAAAATCTGTAAGTAATTACAACGTGGGCACTTTAGAAGAATTAGCCTCACTGCAGATGCATGACTTTGGCATATTTTTAGAACTAATGCCAGATGATGAAGAAAAAGCAAAACTAGAGAACAATATACAAACAGCTTTATCGGCTGGATTAATTGGTCTAGATGACGCA